ATCTCATCGGTGCCGACCATGTGGTCTTTGACATCCGAAACGATCATCAAAACAGCCTTGCCAGTGGCGTCGTACATCTCGTGCAGGTTGTCCTGCTTGCTGCCAACGGTCACGACACACTTGATGCCGTCTTTGATGGTGATCTGATCCAGTTTGCCCACCACAATGGTGCGGCCGTCAGCGGCTAGGATGTGGATTGCCATCTTGACGTTGTGTTCAACGCGGCTACGCAGCCGGTCAATAATGTCGTCCTGCTTGGCCTTGGTCAGCGCCTCCCACGGTTTCGGCAGCAGCTTGATCTCCATCAGGAGCGCTTGCAGCAAATCCGAACCGATGCTGTTGGCGGTCATTTCTCGGATGTCTTTTTCTTCCATGTTTCAATTCCTCGTTAATAAATTGGGTGGGGTACTCAGCGTGGCAACCGGTCCGCAGCGTTTCATCACCTGGCTTATCCGGGTTGTTTCCCAGGCTCCGCGCCACGGTTTCACACCGCCTTTCCCCCGTAGATCGTTAAGCGGCCTCTTTCAGTCCATAGACGCGGACAATTCGAGCCCGCGCTTCTTTGTGCCGCGCCGTTTCGAATCCGACCACTTTCAGATCCGGGGTGCGCAATACGGCACCCAAGGCGTTGTGGTGCAGATCCGGCGGTAACTCCATCTGTTCGCGCACGTCGTTGATGCTGACCTGACCGCGTCGACGTGCAATCGAAATGGCCTTTTTACGGGCTTTCTCAATCCAAGCCTTGTGGGTAACTTCCATGATCGCCAGACCGCGATCGCGCATGGCGCGTCCTTTAGTGATGCTTTTCATGCTGCCTCCTTGTGGGTAAAACCTGCTTCGAACTTAAAGAACTCGACCAGCACCGCCCGATACTCGTTGGCCTTGCCCTTCTTCCATTCCCGGCTGTTCAGAAAAGCCGCGATACGATCCTCTGCATCGATGACCGCCTGTTCCGGCGAAACCGCTGGTGCCTTCGCAACCGAGGCAGACACCGGCGCAGCCGCGACCGTTGCCGAAGCCTGAGCGCTGCTGATCACTGCGGCGCTTTCGACCTTGGCTTTGGCTTCCGCTTCGACGCGCTCCTGGTGCTTGGCATAGCGCTGCTCAATCAATGCCGAGAACATCGCCGGATCGTTGTTGCAGACGCTGGCGAAGTCTGGGAACAGGTGGATCAGGTCAGCGTCAACCGTGACCAGCGCTTTGCGGTTCATCTCGATGCGGTCTGCAACTTCGTTGGCCTCGATCTTGGCGTGGGCCAGCGCCGTAGAGACGGCATCCTTGATGCTGGCCAGCGACTTCAAGCCTTTGATTGCTTCTGCAAACCCCGGCTCAATGCGCGGCATCCATGCGCCGCCGATACGCTCGTTTAACTTGGCCAAGTGTTCGGCCAGTAGTTTGTTGCCGCCCTGAACGATCTCGAAACGGATCTGCTCCTTACGCTCCTTGACCAGCTTTTCCAGCGCGAGGCGCTTCTGTCTTGCCTCGGCTTTGATCGAGTCAATGGCGCGGAACAACGCATCGATGCTTTGCGTCTGGCCAAGCGCATTTTGTTTGGCACCTTCCAGCCTGTCCTCAACGTCCTTGCACCACTTAACCGTCTTCTCGGCGCTGGCGAAGTCGTCATCCGTGGCCAGGTCGGTCTTGATGCCCTGGAACACCGCTATTGCATGTTCCGAGAAGGCTTCCAGGTTTGATGCGGTTACCATGCCGGTAACTTCAATGTGGAGCGCTGGCAACGTCTCAGGCGCTTTGCCGACCGGTTTCTCGACTGCAACAGCGTGGTCTTCCAGTCGGAAATTGGACAGGTCTTCCGTGAACAAATCCCACCCGGCGATGATCTTTGATCGCAGGGTCAAATCAGGCGTGATCCAGATGTGGCGCTCTTCGATCAATTGCCCATCGGCATCCCACTTGGTCGCCGAGAACAGGCAACGCTCGGCACCAGACACGCGCAGGTTGTGTTCGCACTGAACGCGGTACACCAGCGGCAAGTCGTCCATTGAAAAGCAGGCGCGGATCTCGTCGTTCATTGACTTGTGTTCCCAGATCACGTCGCCAAGCATCGTCATGCCGTCCAGGCTGGCACCAAGAACGCCGTCGCTACCGACCACCGGATAAATCTCCTCGCCTATCTTGGCCGCAGCCAGCGGACGCGCCATCGCTTCATAGCGGTGGCCATCGTCAAACCGGCGCTGTGCTGCCGGATCAACTTCGCGGGAAATGCCGACGGCCTTTTCTTTCAGGAGTTCGGTGCGGGTCTTGTAAGGCGATACGCCCATCATGGCCGGGGCATCGCTGCCGCCGAAATGCGTGGCGCGGAACTCGTGCCACTCTGGGGTGCCTTGGATCAGGTCGTGGCGCTTCATGCCGCACCTCCGCTGGCCTTGTTCATGGCATCAACGAACGGGTCATCAACCTGACCGGCCGGCGGCTGTTGTGGCTCAGCCTTTTGCCCCATGCCCATGATCGAATTCTTTTGCTTTTCGGTCAGCGTGTAGCTGGCCGAGAGCGTGATCATGATCTCTTCCGGCGTCTTCTTACCGGCCTCAACGTACCGAATCCAGGTCGGCAGGTTCTCGGCCATCTTTTCATCCGGGTACTCTGGCTTGGCATCGGTCAGCACTTGAGAAGTGGCAGTGATGTTCTTTTCTGGAATGTCCTGAAGTTCCTCGGCAATCGGCATACCGCGCAATACATCCGGGAACACGTCGCGCACCGCCCAGGAACGCGCCCGCATCTGCATCATGCGCTTCGGGTACTGCGACCACGGCCCTTGCTTTCCTTTTAGACCTGCCTTCTCGGCATCGACCATTGAAAACGTGCGGATCTGCTCAGGTTCGCCGCGACGCTTAACGCGGCAGACTGCCTTGTCATCGCCAACCTCTTCGACGACGTACTCGCACAGTGGCGAGGCTTTGACCAAAGCCAGAACTGCATCACCCCAAAGACTGGGGCGACCATTGATCACGGCAATGTTCTGCATCGCTTGCATTGGCTGCAAGCCGAGCTCCATGCCCCACTGAACGGCAACAAGAATGTTGCCAGCGTTGTTCACAAAGTCCTTCGGCACCAGATTCGACTTGCTCAACATCCCGGCAAACTCCAACGCCTCGGTGATGTTTTGCGGAGCAAGTGAAAACTGCTGCTTTGCTTCCACTACTTGGTTTTCGCTCATGGTTTTCTCCTGTTACTACTCGTTGTCTTGTTGTCTGGCCAAGCGATCTTCGTCACCCTGTAGGTCAGCCAACGCTTCGTCCCGATCAATGCGCTCCTGTAGTAAGTCGCGCTCCGGCGGGTTTAGCGGTTGATCTGGTACGTAGTCCATTTCGCCGCCTGCTCTGCCCGCAGTTCTTTTGCTGCCTGCTCGGTCTTCACGGCGTCTTGGTAATCCATCTCGCCGGTGATGCCGATCAGAACTGCAAGTAACGCCAGCGCCAGCCAGTTTTTTGCTTTGGTGCTTAGTTGCATCTCAGTCTCCTAAGATCATTGGACACACGGTTTCCCGCCCGTTTCCTGCTATGCGTGGCTACTTGGCACCCTTTGGGCTAACCGTTTTCACCAGAGACTTGCCTGCTTAAGCTCTCAGCCGGTTCCTCTGCTATCGTCCCCGGCACATCTCCCTGCAATGCTTCGCATCTTAGCAAACTAAGAGCAATATTGCAAGAGAAATTTAGCGTTCTAAGATTCCGGCGCAAACCGCACCCGTCCGGGCTTTTCCGTAAGCAATAAAAAACCCGCCTGTTTGGCGGGTTTCAAGTACGGGCCAGAAATTGGCTATTCGATCTTGCGAGGTTGGTCGGCAACCGGTGGCATGGTACCGGCGGCAAGCCCGGTGTTTGCGCCTGAAGCGCCATTCGTTTGAGTTGTGTCTACCAGCTTGCCGTCCGCTCCAAACTTGAACATGGTCATGCTGTAGCGGACATCTGCGCCGCCGGCGAACAACCCGACAATAGGTATAAACGATGTTGGCCTTGCCTGCGCCTGGGCTCCCGCATACGAAAGCAGCCGTTGCCCGTTCATGCTGGTGACGCTGGTTGGCTGGCCAAGCGCGGCAACTACATCGGCCTCGGTGGTAACTCCTGGCTTAAATTGCGCAACTTTTTCCGCTGACACTTGGACGCCGTGTGACACACACCCAGCAATCAAGAATGCGCATAAAAAAGCACAAATTCGCATAATTTCCCCATTTTTTCAGAGTTTCAGGGCGTTCCAGGCCAAAAGCACCCGGCCAAGCACCTGAAACTGCTCACGCTCGCCGTTCTGGATCGTGAACGGCTCGTTCTTCTTATTATCTGAAATCATCAGCACTGACCCGTCCGGGCGGCGCTGTAGGCGTTTAATGTAGAGCTCACCGTTTAATTCCAGTGCGTACACGGCATCAATCCGGATCTCGGTGACACCAGTATCGATGAGCAGAATATCCCCATCCGAGAACGTGTCTTCCATACTGTCGCCATAAGCCGTGATCAGCCGCAAATTGGCGGGACTGGTTGCGCTGACGCTACGTCTTACCCAATTAGCGCTGACTTTCATGCGCTCGACAACTTCTACCCGATCCTGCGCAGCCAAGCCTGTACCCATCGAAAACCCGACATCCAGGCGCTCTATCTCCAACGTGTCGCCGGCGTTAACCGGTTCCATCGCCTTCCGCTTGCCCGTTTCATCAAATAGCCAATGAGCATTTACCCGCAACAGCGGGGCAATACGAACGCACTTATCCAAAGCGGCACCTGTTGATCCGTTGAACCAGTGCGTCACATTACCAGAAGTTACCTTAGCAGTTTTCCATAAATCCGTTTTTGTAAGCAACGGCACCCCAGCCGCCTCGCGGCGCTGGTTTTCTTCATTGAACGCGTCTATCAGACGCTCTTGAAAAGTAGACATTTTTAGAACTCTAAGGAAATTGCGTCTTAGCTGGTTGCGTTCTGTTTCTTAGTTTGCTAAGATGGCCTCATTATGGAAAAACAAAACATTGCCAATACCGTCATTGACCGCCTGGGCGGCACCTCGGCCGTCGCTGAACTCACCGAACTGACCACCGGCGCGATTTCTCTGTGGCGCAGGAACGGTATCCCTGATCCTTGGCTGCGCTTATTCAAAGCTACGCGACCGGACGTGTTCGAGAACATCAACGACGACGGATCTGATCCGCTTAAGGCATCAATTTAGCTGACTCACAAAATAAGAAAACCACCAATAAAAGGGAGAACTTGTGGAACTAAGAAAAGCCTGTTTGCAGATGATCAAGGCGTATCCGGGCGGGTGGGAAGGCATGGCCGGGTCAATGGGCATGAGCCGATCGGCCTTAGAAAACCGGGTCTACGAACGCAAGGGTCAAGCGCTTCTGGTCGAACACGTGATCCAGATGCAGCACTTCTCAGGAACGACCCACTTTGCCGAAGAGGTCGCCCGCGACGCCGGTGGATTTTTTATGAAGATGCCGGATCTCGGCGACGTAGACCGCGATGATCTTCTGACCAAATTCAATGAGCTCTACGCCGAGCTGGGCGATCTTTCTAAGAAGTTCAAGGATTCGATCGCCGATGACGAGATCGATCACGGCGAGAGAGCGGATCTATCCAAAGCCGGTACAAACATCCATCGGGCTCTCGAAGAGATGTTGGCGCTTACGTTCCAGATTTATTGCCGTAAGGACTGATCATGGCCGGCGACTGGATGAAGGTGGAAAAGAACACCCCGGACAAACCGGAAGTATTTGCTATA